GCAGAACGAATTAACGCATCTCCAAAGGCTACTTGATCTGCTCTAGGTGGCTCAAACATATTTGCAGCTTCCCTAGTAGCTTGTGTAGAAACGAATACAGGAGTATTAGTACTAAGAGCAAGAGTCTTCATACCATAAAACAATGAATGGGACTGTTCCCACATTGCTTTTCTACCATCTCCCGATGATACTAAATAAATTCCATCCAAAACAACTAAGTCTGGATTGTGTTTTCTTATTAATGCAGCAATACTTTCTAATGATATGCTACTTTCTCCTTGAATATGATCACATATTAATAATGGTCGCCCATTTAATTTCTGTAAAAATTCTTTATACTTATCTTCATCTATGGGTTTACCTGTTCTAAGAGCTGAATGAGAGAATTTATATCCCATCATATTAGCTAAGACAACATCTGCTCTTAAGCTAATAGCATCTACAGGCATTTCTGTAGAAATCATAAGTGTTTTATGTCCATTCATCATTGCAGTTGCTGCTACTTGAATACACATCCATGTTTTACCAACAGTTGGTCTAGCAAACATTGCAATTAATTCTCCCGGCATCCATCCTACACCTGTTTGATTCAAAGACTTGAAAGGTGTTGGTATACCCATCATACCTTCTCCCATCTTTCGTTTCTTACTTCTAGCCTGCCATGCATCAAATCTTTCATCTGCTGCTGAATCATATGAAACTACATCTTCATCGTAAACAACTTCTATATCATTTAAGTTAGATTGAATATATGAGAGAGCTTTCTTAGGATCTTCTTTTAACAACTCTTTATTTGACTGGAATGAAGAAACAATATTTCTAAATAAAACTTGATTTTTAAAAGAGTCGATTGCATAATCTAAATTTAAACTATTTGCAGTGGTGTCAATTGTAGGAAAATTCTCAACTAAGGTATCAGTTGATGGAAAGCTTCCATAATCATCAAAATGTTTATTGATGAATTTTAATGCATCTCCATGTTTAGCGAAATCTTTAGAAGAATGTTTAAACTTTCGTAAAGCTTCCTTACTGTCTAGATTTAGTACAATCCCAGACTCTATATATTCATAACTTTCCATATTACTCCCCTGCTATATGTAAAACTCTGTTGTCGTCACTATGTACATAACATTTTAAATTATCTTGTTTAGACACATCTTCGGCTATTAACTTAGATGTTTCTAAACAATCATATACTCCAATAATCATTATATGTTTTGTTATATTATGTATACTAATAACTCTATATTTACCATTATATTTATTATCTATATTACTATTATACACTTTTTGGGTAGTCTGTGTCAACCCCCCTTTTCTTTTAGATCTCATTTAGATAAAACCTCCTGCAATTCTTGTTCAAGAGCTTTAAGTCTCTTCTTATCTGTAGCAGTAGGTAGCCATTTTGAATTTAGAATAGTAAAAAGTCTCCATTTCTTTCTAATCATAGGATCTGGAGAGGACATAACTGACCAATACAACTTAGGATCATGGTCAGTTAAGTAGTATTTAATACCCCCTGCGAAATAATTCACAGAGATATTGTCCGTATTCTTTGAAATACAGTTATAAATAGCCGATAATATTTCATAGGCTGAGTATTTTTCTAATAAAATTTTTAAAGACTTTAACTCATTCCCAATAAAGTTTTTAGGCTCATATTCTTTCTTATGTTTACGAGCATATAATGTCTTAAAATCTTCAAATAAATCTTTAGAATTATATTGATCGATCCTTTTCTGTTTCTTTACCATAAAAAATATTCTCTACTTTTATTCTTAAATTTTGTCTAATTCTATAGGCAGATTTCTCTAAATCAGTGGAAATTTCATCCATGGTCCAACCTTCTAATCTTAATTCTATAAATCTTTTCTCTCTATCAGTTAGATTAAACTTTTCTAGTTCATCATATAATTCTAATATTTCCCAATCCTCGGCATATGTTAAGGCTTCGCCGAGTTTCTTAGGTAAAATATCGGAATCATCACCATAAAAGCGTTCATCATAACTAACAGTCACAGGTTTCTTCTGTGCTTTTGATATTAAAGTTCTAATAGTATTAACCATTGTAGTATGTAAATAGGTATGAAAGATTACACCTCGTTCTGGGTTAAAGGATTTAGCTGCTTTCATGATAGCAATTCTAAGTTCTTGAGCGAGATCTTCACGATCATACCCAATTACATACGATGTTTGGAGCATTTTATGAATTTTAGGTTCCCATTGCCTAATTAATTCATTGTTTATCTCCATTATCCATCCATAGCCACAGAAATAATCTGTGGTTTTGCCTCCTTAGTTTTAGGCATGTTTATAGTTAAAATACCATTCTTGTAAACAGAAGTAACTTTCTTACTATCTACACCATAATCTTTTACAGATATCTCTCTCTTGTAAGAACCTGTTCTAATACCTTTATAAATATAAGTACCTTTTTCTTCTTCTTTTTCAGCGGCTACATCCTTAGCTTCTATAACTAGAATGTCCTTATCTATACTAACTGAAAGATTACCTTTTTCCACACCGGGTAAAGAAATCTTAACTTTATACGCATCTTTTGATTCTACGATATCCAATGGATATTTTACAGTAGCCCTTGAAGTTGACCACTCTCTGTTTAAAAAGTCTCCAAAAATATTAAATGGATCTGTACGATTTGTATATGCTAATGTCATATTTCCTCCTATATTTTAAAATTAACAAAAGGGCACATAATTATACCCTCTATAGTAATTATATCATATTGGGGGTAGTTAAGTCAAGCTTTTTAATCGGAATCTGACTCTTTTGAACTTCTATTTGCTGTTGAATACCACCCAGAACCTTTGAATTGGACAGCAACCCCACTGATTAATCTGGTTGCTTTTGTACTACATCTAGGGCATTTGGCTACAGCTTTAGAGGTGAACTTCTGAATTTTCTCGAAGTATTCAGAACATTTTTCATTATTGCATTTATATTCATAAGTTGGCATTACTCTACTCTCCTATATCTATTCCAACATTTTCTATCACAAAATATGTGTTTTGAGCCTTTTTTAATAGATCTAACCACATCTTTTCGTAATCTACGAAATTTAGAGTGGCAGTAATGGCATTCAAACACAGGACGCTGATAATTATATTTACACTCAGAACTACAAAATTTACGTCTTGATATAAAGAGTTCATTACATTCAGGACATATACGAGAACTCTTATTTCTTTTGGGTGGGTTTGTTGATAGATTTGCTTTCTTTAATATAGCATGTACCCAAGAATACGAAACCCCAGTTTCTCTTGAAATTTGATGTGTTGACATCAAAGGATTTCTAGTCCTATATTTAATTACTTTAGTTGTAAGCTTCATTAGAAATCAGCTATTGATGCTTGTTCTTTTTCATATGCTTGGACTAATCTAGTAACCTCTTTTTTCCATTTAGCAGCTAAGTAGTCTGCATCTATATCTCCTGTATCAGTTATACTATCTTTAATATTAGATGATGCTGCAACTATTCTTGTCCATTGTGCATCTGTAAAACTCACTGTTACGTCTGGCATATTATCCTCCTTCTAAGCTAGTAATTCTAGCATCTAATTCTTTTATTGCGGCTATAACATGTGGCATTAATGCTCCAGTATTAATACTTTTTACATCTTCATATACCACTTCTGCTCCATCTGGCATTTTTGATTTCTCTT